GATTTTAAAATTACCAAATACTTATGGTGTAGAGTATTCTGCAGAACAAGCTCCACAAAATGGTAAACTACAAATATTAGGTGCAAGCAATGGTCAATTTGCTAAAGTTGATTATGAACCACCAATGAAATTAAGAGACTTTTATATATTTCCTTATGATATGAGACATTGTGTATATCCATTTAATGGAACAAATGACACTAGACGAACATTAGCAGCTAACTGCGATGTATTATATAACCCAATCATCAATAGAGGAGCACAATGATAACAGAACCACGTTGGAAGTCGTTGATTGTTGAAACAACTAGTCCAATATTTACACCAGAACAATGTCAGTTAATTATAAATGCAGGTAGATCTGAACCTGTTGAAAATGGTCAAGTAGGTGGAGGACAAGGTGGTACAGTAGATACAAAGGTTAGAACTTCACACATTAGTTGGATACCTTTTAATAAAATGCCTGAAATGTATAAAACATTAGAAACTATTATGAGAAAAACAAATGGTAATCATTTTGGTTTTGAAGGAATGCAAATAACCGAGCCCGCACAGTACACAGAATATCCTGCAGGTGGATTTTATGATTGGCATATAGATTCAGATGTTAATTGTGTAAATGAACCACCAGTACGTAAAATATCTATGACATGTTTATTATCACATGAATCAGAGTTTGAAGGTGGTGGACTTGAATTAATGTCAGATGGTAAGATTGCAAGACCTAAACAAGGACAAGCAATATTCTTTGCAAGTTATATTAGACATAGAGTAATACCAATTACTAAAGGAACAAGAAAATCACTTGTTATGTGGTTTGGAGGAACACCATTTAAATGAACCGAGAATTATATTTTGCAACACCCATCTATGTTAAAGATGTTGGATCTCAAGAATTTAACAATCAATTAGAACAAAACATTGTAAATTGGTCTAAACAAGATAAGGGTGTAATGAGAACTAATATGAAAGGTTGGCATAGTGAAACTAATATGCATGAAAGACCTGAATATAAAATGTTAGTAGATATGTTATATGAAGCACAAGCATTTATTTATAAAGATGAATTATTAGATAATGAACCTTATCTTGGAAATATGTGGGCCAATATCAATCCACCTGGTGGATATAATAGACCACATACCCATCCTAATTCATTATGGTCTGGAGTGTATTACGTTAAAGCTCCTAATAATAGTGGACATTTAAAAGTAGAAGATCCTAAACCTTGTAGTTTAATATCAAGACCAAGACGTAAACAAGGGGAGTTACCAAGACATTTGTGGAATGAAGTACACTTTGAACCGATAGCTGGAAGACTAATAATGTTCCCATCATGGTTAAATCATTGTGTTGATCCTAATCAATCTAATGATATAAGGATATCAGTATCATTTAATTTTTTACAGAGAGGAATGTTCGTATGAGTTTTCAAATTAATAAGTATCAAGTAATTAAAAAAGCAGTTCCATATGAACTTGCTAATTTTATATTTAACTATTTCTTACTTAAAAGAGATGCTGTTAATTATATGTATAAAAATAATCTAGTAGCTGAAAATGGTTTGTTTGGTACTTGGAAAGATCAACAAGTTCCAAATGTATATTCTCATTATGCTGACTTTGCTATGGAGACATTACTAATGAAAGTTATGCCTATTATGAAAAAAGAAACTAATTTAGATTTGATACCTACATACTCTTACGCACGTGTGTACGAGAAAGGTTCTATATTAAAAAGACATAAAGATAGACCCTCTTGCGAGATATCTACAACATTAAACCTAGGTGGAGACCCATGGCCAATATTTATAGATCCAACTGGAAGTAATAATGTAATAGATGAATATAAAAATATTATGAAACCTAATGCACCTGCTGGAATTAGAGTAGATTTAGAACCAGGTGATATGTTAGTTTATTCTGGTTGCGAATTAGAACATTGGAGAGAAGAATTTACTGGTAACATTTGTGCTCAAGTTTTCTTGCATTATAACCATGTAAATGGACAGTTTGCAGATTCCAATTTATATGATAAAAGACCTTTGTTAGGTATACCACCAATAAGAAATAAATAGTATAATAGGCATTAAATATGCCATTAAAAAAGATACCATTACCTCCAGGTTTTGATAAGAATGATACTGCGTCTCAAGCAGAAGGTCGTTGGATAGACGGAGATAACGTTCGTTTTCAATACGGATCACCTGAAAAAATAGGGGGTTGGGCACAAATTAACACATCTATACTAGTAGGTGCAGGTAGAGATATTCATTCTTGGTTTGATTTAACAGGTAGACGTTATGAAGCTATTGGAACAAATAAAATTTTATATGTTTTATTTGAAGATACTTTTTATGATATTACTCCACTTGGAACAGCATTAACAGGCTGTACTTATACATCTACTACAGGCTCTACCACAGTAACAATTAATAAAGCAGCTCATGGTTTAAATCCTGGAGATTTAATTATATTTACAAGTGTGACTACTCCTGGACCTACCACTACTAGTTTTACATCTGCGAATTTTACAACTAATACTTTTGAAATACAAACAGTTCCTTCAACAGGAACTTTTACTATTACTATGCCAGTAGCTGAATCTGGTACAGGAGTGACTGGAGGTGGAACTATTACAACAACTCCTTATATATTTGTAGGACCTATTCTTTCTACATTTGGATATGGTTGGGGAGCAGGAGCTTGGGGTATTTCTACTTGGGGCACAGCTAGAACAATTTCTAATACAGATATTGATGCAGCATCTTGGTCTTTGGATAACTTTGGAGAATTATTAATAGCTACTGTTAAAAATGGATCTACTTATAAATGGGCCCCTACTGCAGGAACAGGGGTTTCCTCAAGAGCAACTATTATAACAGGTAATCCCACAGCATCCGTATTAACAAGAGTATCAGATAGAGATAGACACTTAATTCATTTTGGAACAGAAACTACGATTGGAAATCCTTCAACTCAAGATCCAATGTTTATAAGGTTTTCAGACCAAGAAGATATTGAATTATATGAACCAACATCAACTAATACAGCAGGTACATTTAGAATAGATAATGGAAGCACAATTGTAGCTGCAGTTAAAGGTAAAGATTATATGCTTATTCTTACAGATGAAGCAGCTTATACAATGCAGTTTGTAGGACCTCCTTTTACATTTAGTATACGTCAAGTTGGATCTAATTGTGGTTGCATTGGACAACACGCAGCAGTCTTCGTAGATGGTGCTGTGTATTGGATGGGAGACTCTGGTAATTTCTTTGTATTTGATGGAACAGTTAAAACTTTACCTTCTTCGGTTGAAGACTTTGTATTTACAACAGGAGGAGATAGTTTAGGTCTTAATTATGTACAAGGAGATACAATATTTGCAGGACATAATAGTTTATATACTGAAATTAATTGGTTCTATTCAAAAGCAGATTCTACACAAATAGATAGAGTGGTTTCTTATAATTACGAAGCTAAAACATGGACGACAGGTACACTTGCAAGGACAACATATGAAGATTCTCATGTGTTTGATAATCCTACTGCAACTAAATATATTTCAACTTTAACTCCTAATACTCCAACCATTAATGGAGTAAGTAATGGAGGTAGTTATGTATTTGAACATGAAGTTGGAGTTAATGAAGTTTTAAATTTAACATCCACTAGTACAACAAGTGTTGCTATATCTGCATTTGTAAAATCAGGAGATTTTGATTTAGATATAGAAGGGGATGGTGAATACTTTATTAAAATAAGAAGATTTATTCCAGACTTTAAATATTTAGAAGGTAATACCAAAGTAACTTTATTTTTTAGAGCGTATCCAGCAGATGTAACTACAGCAGAGGGACAAACAACCGTAGGTCCATTTACAATAACTTCAACAACAGATAAGATAGACACACGTGCAAGAGGAAGACTTGCAGCAATTAAAATTGAAAATGATGCACTTAATGACAATTGGCGTTATGGTATATTTAGAGTGGATATACAACCAGACGGCAGAGGCGGAAGTGCTCCACAAACATAATGGCTAAAATAAATTTATATATACCAGAACCTCCACAGGATTATACTGTGGAAAGTTTAAGGCAGATTAATCAAGCCTTAGAAACATTAAAAGATCAATTAAACTTTTCTTTTCAGGAAGAATTAAAACAAGAGGTTGAAAGAAATATTTGGTATAGTATGAGGTTTGGTTGCTAATGTCTTGTGATAATGTAAATATTGGTAATGGTCAGTTAATTACAATCGGTGGTAATAACGTTGATGCATTCGGAAGATTAAGAGTTTCTAATCCTTTAACTATCTTTGACAGTAAGAATATAATGTCACAGAATACTTTATTCGATCCATCAACTGCAAATGGTGGAAGTGTTACTTATACAGCTAATAAATCTACAGTTAATTTAAATGTAACAGAAGCAGCAGGATCTAAAACAATAAGACAATCTAAAAGAGTTATGTCTTATCAACCAGGTAAGTCATTACTTATATTCAATACATTTGTAATGAATACTTTGACTGCGAACTTAAAACAAAAGGTAGGTTTATTTGATGCAAATAATGGAATATTTTTTACTGCAGATGGAACAACTCTTAAAATAGTAAGACGAACTTATACATCAGGTGCAGCAGTTGATACTGAAATATCACAATCTAGTTGGAATGGAGATACTTTAAATGGAACAGGTGCAAGTGGATTTACATTAGATGCAACTAAATCTAATATATTATTTATAGATATTGAATGGTTAGGTGTTGGATCTGTTAGAGTTGGATTTGTTATTAATGGTCAATTAATTACAGCACATACATTTCTTAATGCTAACAATTTAACAACTGTTTATATGCAAACAGCCAATCTTCCAATTCGTTATGAAATTG